GATATTATTGACGGTATTATACGATGTACCTTGCCCACCTGCAACACCTAATTTACCGTCTTTACCCCGCTGTAAAGGTATTATTGCCTCTGGCCCTGCTTCTCCCATTAAACCAGTTGCATTACGAAGTGGGAATAAGGTGGGCGAAGTCACTATACCACCTTTAGCAAAAGGCTTTACCTTTCCATCGCTTATAACATTACCTTTTGCGCTAGGCACAGCTGCTTCTGCCCCGCCTAAAAAGCTAAGTCCTGGTATGCCAGCCACTTTAGAGAGGAACATCATGGCTATTTTATTAGCCATAATTTGCATAGCACTATCTAATATAGTCATAGCGAAACTTTGCATAGCCTCGCTGGCACTTTTAGCCCCTGATATAAAGTCCTTAAATGAATTAGCAAAAGCCCCTTGTAGTGTAGTCCTTATTTTGTTTGCAACAACATCGCCTGTTATACCAAGTTCCTGTAATTGCCATTGTGCTTCTTCGATATTTTTAGTTAATGACTCTGGGACTGGTTGACCCGCGCCAGCTAGGGTCTCTTTTTGCTTCTTCCAAGCATCTAATGCCGCTTGCGTGTCAGCCATTAGTTGCTTGTTAATTTCAGTTTGCCGAGAAGCCCCCTCCCATTCCCCAATAAGTCCCGCCCCCATTTGCGCCTGCACAATGCTACCGCGATGCCCTGCAAGTGACCGGCTATTTTCTAATGCTTTTTGAGTAGCAAGTTCTTTATCTTTAGCACTTGCTAATGCTTCATAAAGGGTCTTTTGCTGTTTAAGCAATTCAACTTGTTTGGTGGCTTCGCTAGTTTTTTGCGTTTCATAGAATGCTATAGCCCTATCTAAGTCAACAGCCTTCGCTAAGTAGTCATTATAGGTCTTTGTCGGTTTGCCCAACAGCGCGTCAATAGCTGCCCCGACCGTAGCCGCAGTACTTTTAGCTTGTTTTTCAAACTCTTGCGTTAGCGCAGCATACGTTCGTTGGGCTAATGCAACGTCTTTTGCCGTTTTACTCTGAATTTCTGCCCGTTCACTGTCTAATTTAAGCAGTTCAGAACTTAAAACAAGTTCCTCTTTCTGCTCTTTAGTCATCGTGGATGATTTAACAGCAGAAGCTAGCACTTTATTAACGTAGGCTTCAGCAACTCCACCTAGCGTCTTTAATCTAGCATTTATTTCTTCTTCTGTGACTTCTGCTGCTGTCTTATTTATAGAAGTCAACCATGCCCTGACGGAAGATGGCCCCTCTTTATAAGCAAGCAATGCTAATTTAATTCTGCCAAAATTCTCTATCTGCTGGTTTAGGTAAGCCTGCCCAGCTTTTTCCGTTTCCTGCAATGCGTCTACTTGAACCTGGTTTAATTCATTTTTTGCTTGCGTAGCAATTTCATGAATTATTTTGTAGGCATTATTGAAGCGTTCCTCTAGTGCTTTTCTATTATTGCCGTTTACGCCCATACCTTCAATGTAAGCTGCGCGTGTAGTTTGCATCGGCCCAATAGCAGTGCTATCAGCATTAACTAAATTGCCTCGCTGGGCCTTAGTTAATGTTCTATAGTCAGCGGTCTTTAAGCTGCTTTCTGCTAATTTAATAGCATTAGGTAATTCATCACTAAGTAATGTTATATCCTTTTTAATAGTGGAGCCAACTTCAATGAAAGTCTGATGCAACTGATTTGCATACTCTATTTCCTCTTCTTTAGACTTTCTACTAGCTTCTGCTATTTGTTGTTGCAATTCAAGCGTCTTCTGCAAGGCTTCTTGCGGTGATATTTCACCGATGGCAGGCGATGCCTTGGTCTTTAGAGCCTCAATGTCAGCTTCCCTGGCAGCTATAAATTCTTTTAACTGCTCCCGATGAACTTGTTGATACTTTTCAAACTGTTTACGAAGCCCTTTTTCAAATGATGATACATCTTTCTCACTCATCTTGAATGCTTCAAATAGCGCAGTATTCTCCCCTGGGGCAGTTGGCTTATAGTCTGCGACAGCCTTATTAACCCTAGTTAGCTCTGCCTCTACGACGCTCTTTATTTTCTCAAAATAAGTATGGTATACAACCCTCGGGTTAGCATTCTCCGGTATAGCTAAACTTTCCCTTGTTATAGTTTCCCCAAGTACAACTATTTGCCCTTTTTGTTCATTTAATTTCTTTATAAACTCATCGACTCTACCCTTAGCTGCTGCATTTTCATTAGACAGCATGGGTTCAGCCGATTTAGTGTAGTCTTGAAGGCTTTTTTGTGCTTGCGTGAATGCTTCAGTTACATCTTTTTGCCTTTTAAGTAAATCAATGCGCTTTAGTGCCGCTTCTTCCTCCGGTATTTTCTGCAATTCACTTAACTTATGCAATAATACATCAGTTACAACAGCTCCTTTATCTAATTGTACATTTAAGTAGCCAAGGCTAGCACCAACAGTTGTTATAGCCAATCCAGCAGGATTAAGCACTTTAGGTAGAACGGAAATAAGCGTTTGAACTGCCGCAATACCAAGTAGCCCTTCTAGGGCACCACGAACTGCACCAATGCTTTCACTGAATTTATAGGTATCGGCAGAAGCCTCCGTGAGGGCGTCTACATACGAAGTGACCCCTTTAAGTAGCGTCTTTAGAGTGTGTTCAAATGTTCTATAAACATTATCTTCAAGTTTAGTTACTGCGGTTTGGTAATCCCCTATAGCAGCATTAAGCCCTTCTCGCGCTGATTCAAATGCACTACCGCCAAAGCGTTCGGCCATAAAGCGTGAAAACGCATCAAGCTCTTTATGGGCATATACATTTCCCTTCTTCATTTCCTCCGCAAGCTGCATAGTAGTCCTACCGGTTGCAGCAGCAAAACTAGAGAACGCGCCTGGTAGGTAGTTTGAAAGCTGTTTAACTAGCTCTTCACTTTGAATTTTACCTTTGTTAAACATCTGTGCAATGGCTAGAAATACATGCGCGGTCTTATCCCCACTAGCATGTAATGTAGTCATTACAGTGTTTATATTCTTAAAGATTTCCCACGTTGTCTCGACACTCTCACCCGCCATAGTTGAGGATGCCGCGAAGTTTCTGAAGTTCTCACGCAGTGTATTCACCGCAATACCTGTCCTTTTTGCTTCCTTATCTATTTTAAGGAACTGCATGGCGGATTCAGTTGCACTACCCATAGTAGCTTCTAAGCTAGCAAAGGTAGCCTCAAGTTCAATGCCCTCTTTAGGTATTTCTCGTAAAACCTCTTGTATCTTATTAGATATAGTATAAATGCTGCCCATAATAGCGTACACCTTAGTGTAATGCGCTATGCTCTGAGCAAGGTTCATATTATAGGCATTTACCTTTTCAGGGTTAGGTTCAACCGAGGCGATTGCACGCTGTAAATTCGTTAGTTGCGCCTTATAGTTACCTATAATGGCATTCCTTGCTTGCGTAGCTTCCTCTAATGTTGTTATAGTTTTATTTTTAATCTTATCATCAATAGCGGCTAAGGCGGCAGCTAGACTTTTATAAATCTCTTTCTCACGTTCAGCAAACATGAGCAATTTAGTTTCTTTAGACTCTAGTCCTGTGCGGTATACAGATAGCTCAATTTTATTGGCCATTTGTATAGACGCAACAGCTTCTTTATTAGCCTCTTTTTGCTTACGAAGCAACGCTGCTATTGCTGCTTCCTCATCCTTATAGCGTTTAATAGGCGCATAAGCCTCGATAGCTCTTGCGCTTCGTTCTTCCATAAGGGCATTTAGCTTCCTTTGTACCGTACTTTCCCTAGCAATCTTATTCTCTAAGTATTGCTGATTTACTTCATCGCGTTTAGCCTCATACTCTCTAGTAATAGCTAGCAAGTCTTGCTGATATTTTGTCTGCAATGCCTTAAGGCTATCATTGCCCCCTAGCATAACAGCCTGTTCGTGTGCTAGCGATAGCTCTACTGCTTTTTCATTATAACGCAGATATTGCGTAATCCATTCTTTTTTCTTATCATAAATTTCCTTTTCAGTTTTAATTGCGTCAATTCTAGCTTGAGTTTCACTTTGTATGGCCTTTTCAGCCTTCTCTGCACTTAACGTAACGCGATTCATCTCATTAGTTAACGCGGTTGTGTCAGCTGTTGGGCCTTCTTTTTGCGCGTTAGCAATGAGTGTTTTTATCGCAATATCAGTATTTTTACGGATTGTTAGAATGTCATGAGCGCGTTTTAGCTCTATCCCCCGTATAGTGTCTTCCCCATGTTTGGCAATAGCTATTTCAACGTCTATTTGCCCTCTATAGTCATTTATGTATTCCTTAAATAAATTACTCGTACTTTGCAGTGCTTGCTTGAATTTATCTTGTTCTGCCAGTGTTGCTTGCGCCTGCGCCTGTGCTAAACGCAATTTATCCATTGAATCGGCCACAAGGCTAGCTCTCATAGCATTTGCAAATGATACTAGCTTTTCCGGGTCTTCCGATTTATAAATTATTTCTTCTAACTCTTTAAGGTCAAGTGCCAACGAACGCATAATAGCTTTACGCTGGTTGGCATAACTGCGTATAATCCCTATACGGGTCGTTTCTCCATTTAATATAACCCTTGCGCTTTCAGATTCAAGCAATTCTTCCTGGTTAAGCAAGGCATTACTTGTTTTCTTAAACTCACTTACAGTGGCTTTACCTCGCTCCGCTAGTTGAGCCGTAATATGTTGCGTCGTTTGCTCTTCCCCTGTGCGTAATTTACTCTCAAGGTCTCGATACTCGGACATATTAAGTATCTGCTCCTTTGATAATAGCATTTTAGCTATTCCCATATCCTGCGAGTGCAAGGCATACTTAACTTCTCCTATAGCCCTTGCTAGCGACCGTAAGTTATTTGCTTCTAATTTAAGGTCGTGGGAGAAGAAAGATTTACCACCGTCACCCTTCGATAATGTACTATAGAAGTCTTTTACATTTACTTTAAGGTCTTTGAGAAGTACAAGCAGTTCGCCGAGTTCTTCCGCAGAAGTGCCTGTCTCAGCAATAACTGAAAGTTTATAAGTGCTTGTTGTTTCAGTCGCCATAAGAGCCTCTAATAATGCTTACAAAACCATCATGTATGTATTGAACGCTAACTAAAGTTTCCCTCAATGGAATATCGAAGTCTTTTATTAGCGCAAGCAACATCGTGGTGTCTATAGTATAGTCACTTTTGGTAAAGGGGTACAGAATCTTGTAAAGTTCAAAGACTTGTGAATTGCATTCCCATAGGTCGATAACTATCGTTTCGTCTTTTACGTCAGTAGTTACGATAGTATTGTCGCTATCAATATCTAGTAGAGCCTCTAACGCTTCTTCATCGCTTTTATTATTCAATAGTTCCTTTCGCGGGGGAGAGGAGGCTCTACCTAAAGCCTCCCCCGCTTGTCTCAGTTTCCCAGACTATCTTCTTTATAAGAAGATGCGTTAGTGATTGCGATGTTAAATGTGGCGAAAATTGCTGTTTTCCACGGCAAACTTGCGAAGTATTTATCAATCATAACTTCCAAGCATTCCTTGGGGGTTTCCCAAACACCTGGCAAAGCCTCTGCCGTTCTAGTGTCAACGATGAGTTCTTCAACTTTACCCGTCTTTGTGTCTTCAATTTCTACTTTTGCGTTACAAATGTAGGCAATCTCAGCCTTAACAACGGCATCAAAATCAGTCAGGTTTTGCCAAGAGACAATTTTTTCTTCCATCGTTGGAATGTCATAGCGATGAAACCCTACGCTTATGCTATCTTGCGTATTCGCAGCATCTTTCGCGGTCACTTTAAGTTCAATGACGGGTGTTTGCAATTTAACGTACAACTTCTTTGACATTTCTCTACCTATCTGTGTTTATTTGGTAATGCGGGACAGCTTTTCGGCACTTCTATATCTTCTGGCATAGTGTACTTTATCTGATGGACAACTTGCGTAAGTTCCCTAATGACCTCAGTATGGTCTGCCATAGATTTTTCAAAACATTCACGCCATTCTGCCCGTTCTTCTCTTTGCATATTCAATAAGTGTAGTATAATACTCTTACCTACCATCCAAATTGTTAAGAACAAGGCTCCAATGACCATTCCGGCTAGGCCGAAGTTTTGCCAGGGTGTAATTTCTAACATGGTTCACCTACAAGATAATTTTACAAAAAAAGTGGACAAATTTCAAGACGAGTACAAGCATGAGCAATGATACTAACCCTACGCTAGTAGATAACATTAACTTAAACTCTAAGGTTAACGTAAATACACTAGCTTACATTCTCGGTCTCTCTCGCGGCGCACTATACAATGATGCTAAGTCAGGTAAGTTTGGCGGTAAAACATTAAGTGACCAAACTTACATGGAGGCAATACAGAATTATAGAAACTACTTCACTTCTGGTGGCCGTGCCCATTATGCAAATGCAGCGGCTAATGCCGAGGGGGCCACCCTTGTTGAGCGTCAGCTAACGCAAAAGTTGCGGGCCGATAAAGCAGCGGAGGTTAAAACGTGGTTAACCATTGCTGAAAAGCGCAAAAAACTCTTATATGAGCCAGAACTTCGGCGTTTCTATGAACCCTTTATTCATATTATAAAAAATGGAATAGTCTCAATTTCATTAGATTTCCCTGAAACACGAACTAAAGTAGACAACGTGTTAAACTCTTTAGCAGAATTTGGCTCTGTCATTATAACACAGGCCGAAGAGGACTCGGATAAATTTCTTACGGAAATGCTGGAACTTGACCTTGACAGCGATATAGCAAAATTGTCATTTATTGCAGAAGAAGTAGAAACGCTATAAATTATGAGAACCATTTATAACGCACCAGAAAGAGCCTTGCTTGGGTCTTTATTTAAGATATTCCAGAGAGTTCCAGCAATGTCTACCATTGATTGGGCTAAAAAGTATCGCCTTATTTCAAAGAAAGAAACATCTTTTGGCGAAGGTAAGTTCGATGCTAACTTAACCCCTTATATGGAATACGTCTACGATTGCTTGGATAATCCTAGAATATCTACGATTGTAGCTAAAAAGAGCGCACGCATAGGGTGGACAGAAACCATCAATAACTATAGGGGAAAGCGTATTCACGTTGACCCAACCACGATGTTATTAGGGTTTCCCACCCTTACTGCCGCTAAAATCTTTGCTAAGGAAAAGTGGAGAGTATTCATTGAAAATGTACCTGTGCTTCGCACCCTTGTCAATCAAGGTATTGCAGAAAATAAAAAGTCATTTTATGACTATGACTTTCCAGGGGGGCACTTGCGACTTTCAACCCTCGGTAGTATTACTAATCAGAAAAGTTCAAATTTAGAGTATATTGAAGTAGAAGAGCCTGATGATGCCCCCGATGACGTGTCTGGCCAGGGCGACACCTTTGCTAACCTTAAAGAACGGCAAAAACTTGTCCCTCTTATAAAGCGTAAGTTTATTTTTGGCGGCACACCAACTTTTAAGGACTTTAGCCGGGTTGAAAGTGCTATTAAAGCGTCAAATTGGATGATATTTAAGGCAGAATGCCATAATTGCGCGGCACTTGTGCCAATGGATGGCAGTTCATTTAACAACCTTGTCTATGATGTTTATCCTAATAAAAAGATAGATGAAATATACGGGGTAAATGACCCAGATAGTGCTAAATTCATCTGCCCTCATTGCGCGGCTGAGTGGACTTTTGAACAGAAAAACGCTAATATAATTGCCGGCAAAAAGTATGGTTTTACCGACCACACCGGCAACTTCTCTAAGGGGTGGCATCCTAAAAATGAAGGTGTCATAGATACCTTCGGGTTTGACTTTAGCGAAATGCTGTGCCCTTTTTCCGGTAGCTCATTTGTAGAAATGGCTAAGGCACGTATACTTGCTGAGAGGGAGTTAGCTATAGGTAAAGAACTTCTTATGAAGTCTTTTGTTAATAATAAGATGGGAGAACCCTATTCGTCCGGCTTTAATGCTATGGAGCCTGAGGAAATGAGAAAATATCGCAGAAACTATCAAGAGGGGGTAGTTCCAATGGAAGCCGTGATAGCTTTTGCTGGTATTGACGTGCAGGATAATAGGTTTGCCTATGTTATACGCGCTTGGGGGCGTGATGGAACATCCTATTTAGTAAAGTGGGAAGAAATTTATGGAAATACCCTAAATGGTGATGATAAAATATGGGATGAACTGGCCCGCAGAGTAGTGACAGTATCACTGCCCCATGCAAGCGGTAAGGAAATGCCGGTTACAATGGCGTCTATAGATAGTGCATTTAATACCGAACTTGTCTATCGTTTTGTCTATAGAATGCACGAAGATTACCCAGGGGTTTTACTTTGCTGTCGCGGCGTAAAGGACTTACGTTTTAGTGAAGATGAAATTTATAGGGAACCTTCTATGTTTGAAATAGCTACAACAGCGCAATATAGAAGAACATTGGCAGAACGCCTCGGTGTTACCGTGTACCACGTTGGGACACATAAAGCGCATGGGGAGATACTTAGAAGAATGATGCTCGCAGTGCAGGCATCAAAATCTCCTGAAAATTACCGTTCCGACATTATGTATTGGAATGACCAAAGTTACGGTGGCTATGAAGAACAAATAGTATCTTGCCGTAAAATCTTTACGATTGACCATAATGGGAATACTAAAGAGAATTATAAATTGATTCCAGGTAAGCGTAAAGAAGCAATAGACTGTGAAAAACTTGCACTTCATGCTGCTATTGCTCATGGGATACGACAATATACCCCTGAGCGTTATGCAGAACTTGAGCGATACTATTGGAGTTGACTGTTATGACTGCCGCAGAAATTAAAGTAGCATTAGACACTGTTAATACCGCTATAGCGCAGCTACTATCAGGTAAGCGCGTGCTAGAACTTCGTGTAGGTAGCGGGAACTTTTTTCGTCAGTTTCGCTACGGTGAAGTTACGCTAGACGCATTAAAGGAATATAGAACGGAATTGATGCAAATGTTGCAAACTATAGATGCAGCTAATGCTCCCCCGTCTTTTAGAACCTACGCAACCGTACCACTTGTTGTTAAGAAGGCCAGAGCATGTCTAATGTAATTGATGACGTTTACACCATTCTGCATCGTGGGGCGACGGCTTTCGACGGTGCATCCACTAAATATAAGGAGGATATGAATAATGTCTTCTTTGGTTCGCCTGACCAGATTATAAGTAGGGAATTGTTGCTGCTTCAGCAACGTAGCTTACATGCAATTCGCAATAACGGTTATGCTAAAATTGCAAGAGATAAGTATGTGACCAATGTTGGGTCATTGAAAGTGCTTTGGCATGATAATAAAAATAGACGGCATAACCGTATGCAAGATTTATGGGATGCCTTTGCAGATAACCCTTCTTTAGACGGCTATGGAACGCTTTGTAATTTACAAAGCCTTTGGCACTCAAGTCTTTTTTCTACTGGAAATGCTTTCACTAGAAAGTTAATCCGGAAGGGGCGTAAAAATAGCATTGTCCCTCTTGTATTAGAGCCTATACAGAGTGAATTGCACGATTTATTCTATTTTGGCGATGGAAGAAAAACTGTTAGGCATGGGATCGGTTTTACCGATAATGTGCCTGACACGTATTACTTTAGGTTGCAAGCCTACCAAGAGTTTCCAATTATAAATAATACGCAAAACATAACCGCTATACCATCTAATGAAGTTTTGCATTTATTTAATAGAGAGTTGCCAGGGCAATGGTTGGGCGTGCCCGTCCTTAGTAGCATTTTAATCCCTCTATATGAGTTAGATGAACTCATGGATGCTACTGTGGCGAGGCAAAAAGCATCGCAAGCAATAAGTTGGATTATCACTAATAGCAATCCTACTAATATGATGCCAGTAGGTGTACCTATTATTGATAAAGCAGCAAATAGTAAAGAAAAGGTTGTATTTAAGGCAACCGGGTCAAATGTGCAATACCTTAATAAAGGGGAGAATATAACCTTCCATCAGGGGGCAGACATTGGGCCTAACTTTGTTAAATTAGCTGAACTTGAGCTTCGTAGAATATCTAACGCATGTCACGTGCCCTACCATCAGCTAACGGGAGACACAAATGGCATTGACTTTAGTACACTTCGGGCACTTTTGATTGAATTACGTTCAAGAATAGAGTATACTCATCACTTTCTAACCATACCGCTTGGGCTAGCCCCGTTAACTGCATATTTTAAGGAACTAGCGCAGCTATACTACCCAAATGTGAAGAATGCCACCCCGTCGTACCAGCTTCCGCGCTTTTACGGAGTCGATGACTTGAAGGACGCTCAAGCCGATGTACTTGAGATACAGAATGGGCTAGCTACATTAGATAGTAAATTGCAGGAAAGGCATACTACGTTTGAGGCGATTGCTGCTGATAGGGAGCGGTTAAAGGAACTAGGATTGGATAATTTATTATTCCCAAATGGGGCAGGTAGGCCAGAGGGCAATGGCACAGGTAGGCCAGGAAGTAATGGCTCAGGTGTAACAACACCCCCTATAAAAGGGGTTACAAGTGCTACAAGTGGTGAAAACGATGTATGAAAGAATACTAAATAGGCTAGCTGCTCCTCTGTTGCTGGATGAAACAAAATTTAAGGATATTCATGATAATTTAATTTTACCGTTGACATTAGGGGAAACCCCTTCTGGAATTGCTAAAGTAACGCATGAAGCAACGAGCGAGGCAGGTAAAATTAAAGTTATAAATGTAAAGGGAACCCTTACTAGCGGTAATGCTGCCGGTGATAGCGGTACTAGAAGCTATACAACTATCGCTAGAGATATAAAAACAGCTATTGCCGATGGCTACCGCAGTATTGCATTTAACTTTTCAACTTATGGTGGTGAAGCTGACGGAGCTATGGGACTGGCTAAATTCATCAACTCACTACCGTCACTGTATGACGCAAAGACTATTGCAATTATAGATGGCCCTTGCTGTTCCGCAGGTTACCTGCTGGCTAGTAACACGCAAGAAATTCTATGTACTGCCGGGGCGGAACTTGGGTCAATCGGCGTAATTGCAAGCATCCCCAATAGCGTTAGCAGTGATGAAAAGACGGGAACAACCTGGACAATACTGCGAAGCCATAGTGAAAAAGCATTGGGCAATCCGCACGAACCTATTTCTGATGCGGCATTAGCCTCTATTCAGAAAAAAGTTGACAACTTAGCTAAAGTTATGATAGATACTATTGTAACTGGGCGTCCTAAATTGTCTAAAGACATTATTGCTACCTTAAATGGCAAGACTGTCCTGGGAGACGAGGCTATCTCACTTGGTCTAGCCGATGGCTTGATTGAAAGTGTAGATATAACATTAGAAATGTTAAATAGACGGTGTAAAAATATGAGTTCTTCTTTTGATAATTCATCTGCACAAGTTGACGAGACCCTGCGTCTTCGTGCGGAACTTGAAGCGGTGAAAGCTGCTTCATCTGTAGCTATTAGTAAAGCAGTGGCCGATGAACGCGCACGCTGCCTGGCCATTTTGGATGCGGCTAAGACGTTTGGCCTGTCGTCAGACGTTGCCATTAAGCAAATTAACTTATCTTCAAGCATTGAGCAAAGTGTAGCTATGTTTGAAGCGGTTAAGGAAGCTATACAAATGGCGAATCCAACTCCTGTCGCTGCTACGGCTACCCCGCAAGTAGCAGAAAGTGCCTCTAGCCCATTCGCTGAATGGATTAAAGGTAATGAATTTTTGGCATCAATTAAGTGAGGTGACTTATGGCTAATTGGAATGGTGGGTGGCGGTCATACCCGAACCGCCCGACTATCGCATCTTTGCGTACTTTCTTTAGGGCAGAAGCGCATAGCACTAAACCGCTTACTATTAAAGCAGGTCAAGTGCTTCGTAAACATAGCTTTGTTGAAACTGACGCAGCAGGCTTGGGTGTAGCTCATACCGGTATGGCTGAAAAAGCCCTGCTTACTTTTACCGCAGGCGTAGGTGCAGCAAAGACTGTTATCATCGCCGGTCTTACCTTCACCACTACTGGCATCGTAAGTGCCGCCGATGTAGTTAAGGCATTTAGCGGCCTTACTGACGGCATGACGGCGGCAGAAGCTAATGCGGCTAACGCTGTGGCAGGTGGAAGTTTCACCGCAGGCGCACTGACAGGGTTTCATACCTATAAGAGCAGCACTGCTAATAGCGTTCTGTTCGTTTCAACGTCACCTAACACTAATGTAACTGACCTTGCTGATGCAGGTAACTCAACGGTCACTAGCGTCACCGTCGTAGCATACCCTAATCCGCAAAAGAAGATTGCCGGTGTTCTGTTGATGGATGTTGACGCTAGTGCGGGTGACGTTGACACGACTGTGTATAAGGAAGCTAGCTTTTATGCAAGTGCCCTTGTGTGGGAAGCTGACGCAACCGATACTATTGAACTTGCTGACGGCACTACTGTAGCTTGTACTGATTACAATGTCGGTGCATTCACTGATGCTGCAAAACGTAAGTTTGTAGAGAACACTGAATTTGAAGAACTTGGTATTTTGAAAGCAGGGGAAGATTATGTCTAATATGCAATTTGCTGATCCGTATTCAGCACAAAAGATTCTGTCCGGGGTAATTCGTGCCCTGAATGATGGACAGCCGAAGCGGCCTAATTGGTTGCAGTCATTCTACCCAACGAATGCTGCTCTCATCAATGATAGAACTGTTAACTTCGACCAGCAGCTATCAGTTCGCAATGTCATGGGTACGTTTGCATTGCCGAATGCTGACGTTAACCCTGTTTCATTGCCGACCTATGGGCATAAAGAGCATAGCTTCAGCTACGCTAAGGAAAGTGTAACTGACGGTGATGATGATTTTGAAACGCTCAATATGCGCGAAATGGGGCAGCAGTTCGGCCAACCTAACATTGCCGCTAATATGGCTATGCGGTTGAATGCTAAGTTTGCAGCAGTTGAACAGCGTTTTGAAAACTTGTTTGAACTGGTTGCTTCGCAAATTCTGCTTTATGGCGGTTATGGTGCAAAAAGCGAGTATTACCCGCTTTATGTATATGACTTTGAACGGTCTGTATGTAATAAATACAGTGACATTAAGACGGATAAGGATACTCTTGTCTCTAGTGTAAACTTGACTACTTCACCTGTCACTGCTCCTTGGGATGCTTCACGAGTTATCCTGCCCGTTATTGCTTCTGCCGGTGCTGCTTATACCGCCGGTGAGAAAGCCTGGACGAAAGCAAACGTCGATGCTGGCACCGCTACGCCCTATAAAGACTTGTTGCAAATGATCTTGACTTGTAATGAGTGGTCGCGTGCAGATATGGTTCACATGAGCCAAGATGCTTATGAAGTTTTCAATTATGATATTGAAAAGAACTATAAGGAAGCGGCTGTAACCACCACGCTTGCTATGCTGCAAATTGAACGGGATATTTTGCCGCGTATGCAAAGTGTCGATGACTTGCACTTTCAGCGCAACATTAGCCTTGGTGGTGGCATTAACCTACCCATTTACACTTATAAAGCTATTTATCATAACCGTAATACTGGTGAGCGCACTCGCTACATTGGTAATGGTTGGGTTAGTGTTATTCCTAACTCAGGTTATGTTAAAGCCTACGGTAGAATTATGCACCGTAAAGCCAACTATTCCGCTATGCCGCGTTGGATAAATAGCTGGATGGATGAGAAAACGGGTGTGCAGCAGTGGGAATGGCATACTAACTTTGTTATGGCAAATTCTGCTATAAACAGCCTCGTTACGTGGAAAGTTGCATAAACTAACACGGTCATGAAAAACACAGGCGATACCAAGGTTCTTGATAACTTTATCGGCTTAGTTGACCTTCAAACTATGACGAAAAAGAATGAAAAACGCACAGTTACCCTACTTAAGGATATAGATGCAATAATTCATTCTGCTGTCAATCGCCGGTATCGCCTGCCCGCCAATATGACTACCGCATCCGTTATTAGGGGGAGGCTTCCCTCTAATACCGGTAGAACCGGTAGGTATATTTATAAGAATGGCATAACGTATGGGTATAAATCCATTCCTCTTAGCCGCTTTCTTACGTCAGAATACATTGGAAATATCGAACCAATCGCGGAAAAGACTAAGCCAGGACTTGTCCATCGAGTGCAGATACGACGCAAAGGAGGTGAAAAAATATCGTATGGTAAATTGGGCTTTGGTGGCTTCATACCGCGAGAAGGCAAAATAGACGGTAAAAAGGTTAGAAATAAAAACTTTCCTAAATGGGGCATTACTATGTGGGAAAGAAATAGTCGCAGCGCGTATGAGATACATCCGCTTCGTGGGCCGTCTATATCGCAAATGGTAGCTACTACTATGAAGGAAGATGCCTCCCTTAAGGGGAGGATAGAGAAACTGATGCTAGATAGGCTTATTTCATATAAATAGCTTTAATTAGGTTAATTATGGTAGAAGACATAGCATTAGTATTGTCAGTGTTTGGCGACCTTTTCGAGTGTGACGCTGGCCGCTTTCGTGGTATACTTGGGACGGAATTGGTCACCCTAGCAGGCGGGGCGTATGAACTTGCCTCGCAATCAATAAGTATACAAGTTGCTACGCAAACAGTATATGACTATGATATAGGGGCAGGCACCACGCTTACATATAGTAAAGTAGGCATGACCTATAATTTAACTGTGAACAGCTTTATAGATAGCTTAAATGGTTGGACTGAGCTTTTCTGCGATGCGAGTAGCGTAGAAGATGTATAATGAAAGCACTCTTATCAATAGGTTGCAGACTGAAACTGGTTACACTGTAACGTATAGCCCTGGTAGGCAGGTTGATTTACTTTCAACCAATGAAACACTACCGAGGTTATATGTGGGCCATTTAGGTATTCAGCTTTTTGATAAGAATACTTTATTCAGTAACGGTTATGTGGAGTATGAGAATCCTGAAATACTCCTAACGGAAGTTAACTATGTCTGCTTGCGTAGCAACTGGGCAGAAGTTAGAACGAAGATTAGAGCAGCCTATACAGGTTACTCGCCGTTTCCCGATGACGCAGATTATTCCAGTATCACTTTTGTTGAAGCTATGATAAAAGGTGAAACTAATACAAAAGTATGGTGGAATGAAGTGGTCGGGCTTGTTATGCCTAGAATTTCTTAGTTAATGAGGTTTATGCTATGAGTGTTGTACGGTTTCACGAAAAAGCAGTGCAGATATTTGCCTGTAAACAAAATGCAGAATTTAATAGTGCTGTAAAAAGCCTTGAAGACACTACGGGTACCGTGCAGTTTGGTAGCTCAAAAGTGCTTACTGTTCCCGCGCTTGCTACTGGTAATGTGCTTACTATTGGCACAGTTACATTTACTGCGAGTGGTGCTGTAAGCGCAGCCGACCTTAAGCGTCGTTTGTTGGATGATGCGGTAGCAGTTACAAACCTTACTGTAAGTGCAGGGACGTTACCGATTCTTGAGGATATTGGTGGGGCACAGGTATTGGTATTTAGTCCTGGTTCTGCTACGTTTTCAACGGTAATTAGTGGCACAGGAGTAACGCTAACACTCTCAGACGCATCAACTAAATACGTTGTTGGTGGGCCTGATTGCCGTTTTAAGTATCAAGAGGCTGAGGGGGATGGACTGGGCCAAGCTACGGTTGGTATGTATATTAGGCGTGGTGGCGCAACAGATGTTAATATCGGTAGAATCGAATCTATATTGACGAACACTGTTTTGCTTTTGGAAAACCTTGACGATACTGCCAGGGCAACAGAAAATAAATACTTTGATTACTCTTTCGACTTCGGCCCTAAAAATGCCGTAGCAGTGCTAAACTTGACGTATTCACTTGAAACTACAAGTGAAGCCTTTTTGTATAGCGGGGATGAAAATGAGATTGATGAAAAAACCGTCATTACTGACCGCTATGGTAAGATTGATTTTGAAACCTTTGTTCCCGCAGTAGATACGGCTTATGCAAGCAAGACGCTAGTTGGCGACTACATACCTATGGGTGACTTCTTTAATGCCACGGGCCTTAAAGCAGATACAAGTGTGGCTGGAAGCGTTACTTACACTACAGAAAATTCAGTAGATTCTTATTTAACTATTGAAATTCGTCGTTCATCATCTTCAAGTACTTTCAACACGCAAGAAAAGGCATTTACCTATACTGACGTTAGGGGGACTGTTGATTTTGACGCAGTTATCGGTACTAAGGCTAAGTTGAAATGGGCCTTTATGGGTAACTTTAAGCGAGTAACTGATAAACAGCGCATAACGCCTGACCCGGCTACTAGAGCGTTGCAGAAGTCTCGTATTGCTGCAAACATTTCAGCTGACTCGTTGGACACTTGTCAGATGGACTTGGAAAGTTTTGCTACAAAAATTCAGTTTTTGTCTAGTTTGCCTGCCGGAGGGGGCATTTCATTAGGTGGGTTAAAACTTAATGCAACAAGCGCAATAACTGTTAGTGACCTTACCAGATACTTTACAAATGGAATTGAAGGACTGCCTAATGGCATGGAAGCCTCTGCATTAAATAAGCTGTTTGGGTTTGGTAAAAAGTATAAAATTACACTTCCAGCAACTATTAGCGCAGGGCAGTCTGTTACGGTAGGAAACTACGTTTTAACCGTAAAAACAGGTAGGGCAGATAGAACTGCCGCAAATATAGCTAATATACTAATCGCTCTTGGGTCTGAAAAAGGTGAAACACCGGCTAACCTGGCAAAAGTAAACGCTAATTACACAAATTTTACAGTAACCCTTCGAGAGGCCAACGACTACCCCACAGGGTCTACTATAAAAGCCATCTTAGCTTCTTACACAATCTCTAATGTCGATGGAGAAACTGGACAAGTGTATTTTTCTGGAACTAGCATAAATGGAACATCAAGTGTGCCTTCCGAGTTTGCTAGAACTACGGCAACGTCAGGTGTAACTTCTGCGATTATAGCGGCAAATTATTTCACAGGTGCTTTGGCTGGTTACACTACAACCAAAGATAAAGCTACTGATACCGTTGTGTTTTCACCTGTTTTGCCAAATAGAGGGACTACGGCATTGCCTGTTGATGGTTCCGTGGCCTCAACAAGTAGTTCTGGTGACGTTAGTATTAGCATAGGCTCTATATCAAAAGCCAGTGCCCTTACTATGGTCGATGGACGCAAGAATGTCTGCTTTGATAAACTTTCATCGCCCAACTTCAGTAGCAAAGAATATGTTAGGATTCAAACGGGTTGTGGTGACGGTTGGTCACGCGGTTCCGTCCCAACTGACGTAAGCCTTACCATCACTGAAGAACAGGCGAACGCATCTTATAATCCTGACAATCACTTGGAAGAAGACCATGCGCTTTACGTTAAATGGACTAGCGGAAGTGGCTACGTGCTGGTTAAATTTAACAAATTGCAACTTGTTAAAGTAACTAATAGCACTGTTGGTAACTATGCCGGACAAGACCTTTCTTTCAGAAAGATTGGCATATCTTCAATTACGCTGAAGGGCTAATATGGCTCTCATTACTTCTACAGAATGCCTTAAAATTTTCGGGCATCCTAGTTCTGAGAAGTACATGAAAATGTGGGATGTGCCTACTCCGTTGGAGATAGGCGCAATCCCAAAGCGTATCTATTGTTCTACTTTGCTTCCTCTTGCATTAGAGGAAGCATTTAGAAACTTAATAGACGCTGACATTGTAAATGAACTACGAACGTGGGATGGCTGCTATAACCTTCGCCTTAAAAAAGGTGGAAGCACCTATAGTATGCACGCATGGGGGCTTGCGATAGATGTCAATGCAGCATGGAATGGTTTTGGTAAGCCGCCAAAACTATCGCAGGCATTTGTAGATTGCTTCACTAGCGAGGGTTTTGAGTGGGGAGGTAAATGGAAAACTCCAGATGGTATGCACTTTGAACTCAGTAAAGAGTTCATCCTTAAACATAGCTAAATTGGTGATTTATGGCCGTTGACGCTGCAAGTACCGCTACCACTGGTAGTGAATTTTCAATGTTAGATACATTACTTAAAGGTGCAAATATGGGTAATTTATTCGGTGGCAATGATTCAAATAACCTTATCGGTGGACTTATACTTGGCTCGCTGATGCGAAACGGTGGCAATTTGTGGGGGCCAACCAACGGTGTAGCCATTGACCCAAATGCCCAAAAGCTTGCTATTGATGCCGCCGTTTCAGCCGCTTTGGCTAATGCCAACCAGGCTAACAACAATAGCATGTTGCTTCTGAAAGACATACAGGACTCCTCCCAAGAAGTAATATCTTCTATTAGCGCGGCTGAAAATGCCATTAACGCTAGCATTACGCAAGGCAATCAAACGATCCTCATCCAGCAGTTGCAAGCCCAAATTGCCAACTTGATGGGGCAAGGGGAAATTAAGACGGCTATCGCTACCACAAGTGGCAATATCGTCAATGAGATTCATGAATCTGAATCCGCCTTGTCTTCGCAGATGAATGCTCTCAACACCAATATGTTGCAGGGCTTTAATAATGTTACGAGAGAAATCACCGCAGATGGTGATAAAACTCGTACTATGATTATGGCGAATCTTGTCACGGAACTTAATAATCAAATTGCTGACTTGCGTACTCGCAGTGCAGTTGACGCAGGTGGGGTAAATGTTACTAATAACATTAACCAGAACCAAATGCAGATGCAGCAGCAACAGCAGGCTATTTTGCAAAGTACCCTTTTGCAGCAACTCGTAGGGGAAATACAAAAGAATACGCAAAGTGTAGTTAACTTAGGCACTATGTCAGGTGGGGCAGGGCAGCAAACTGCGGCTAACACCAAAGTGTATTGAAAAAAGGATGAAAAAGAGGTAAAATATGGCCTTAAAATCCTTGAAAGGCCATAATTCATGTATGATATTGCCTCTTTACAAGCGCAATTAGCCCAACTTCAAGCATCCTTACGGACACAACCGGCTACGCAAGCCGCGCCACCTGTAAGTGACGCTAACGCTAACAGCGTTAGTAGCGTTAGTAGCGTTAGCAGCCGAGACTATTTGCGAAGCATTGTAAAGGAAGTTTTAATGGAAGAAGTAGAGGCGGCTAAAGTTGCTATGCAGCAGAAAGCCGCCACTACCCCGCAAGAGCCTGTTTCTGCGGTAAGTCATTTAATGCGAAGCATCGGTAACGCATTAGATGAAAATGACCAAGTGTTTCTAACGAAGCATATTGCATCAGTAGAGAGTGAACTTCCTAAGTTCTTAGAGACAGAGGATGGTAAATTAGCTATCCACTCATTCATACTTTACTTAAAGGGTATTTATGGAAATTAAGCACATAATTAAACCATCAGCGGATGAAGTTAAGAATTTATTTAACGTCATCAAAGTTCCGGCAACCATAGTATACCCTAGCGTAGCATTGCAAGAAGCGGCAATAGACGCCACTATGATAGAATTTGAAAGTCTGCTTACTAGCTATGTTATGGAAGCATTTGAACTAGGGAAGAAAATGGCTAAGGCAGATATGAAAGATAGAGAAATGTATTCTGCGTAACGCAAATTAGGTGGCGTTATGGCTAATTTAACAATACAAAGTGAAACTACACGGATAAACTTCATTGAGTACATAGGCGATACTGTATTGATGCAGTTTGCCTATAAAGATGCCGATGGGGTGATGATTGATTTATTAAACACAACTGTGTCAATGGAAATTAGACGTGACCAGTTAGACGCCGTACCAATAGCTAGTTTTAGCTCAACGGATGGCAGCATTGATATTACAGGGGCGGAAGCGAATATAAAGGTTATAATTAGTGCAACCCAAAGCGCAACCTTTTCATCTGGCGATTACTTCTATTTTATAGCAACGGAAACTGACGGGTTTGTAAATACACTTATAACAGGTAAGATAATCATGAAGGTGCGGTAACATGGCTGACACCATTTATGTAGTACAATCACCTGTAATAAGAACCGTAGAAGTAATAGGGCAGAAATCCCTTCAAACTATTGAGGCTATTAAGCAAGGGCCGCCTGGGATACCCCATAGGTATACTGAACTTGCAAGAACGCTGTCGATTCCGGCTAACTTAGTTAGCGTAGAGCTATTGCCAGTCAATAGAACTAGGCTTGCTTTTAGCATCTATAATAACTCAACCGATGCTATTCTTAAGGTGGCTTTTGGTGAAATCGCCACAAACGCGACATTTAGCCATCTTCTTTACCCAGATGACACTTTAGTATGGGATACGGTGATGTATACCGGCCCTATTTATGGATACTGGAACTTAGAACAAGGTACAGCACAGGTACTTGAACTTTATTCACCAGTTTAGAGTGTACCCACCTTAGCCAAAGCATACTTAAAAACAATTATGAGTACGATTAAGCGAGCCATTAGAACACACATGGGGGGTAATACTAGGTATCATTTCACCGAGCCACAAAAAACTTGGGCAATCGCGCATAATAAAAAAACAGATTTCTTGAGTTATCAAGTCTTTGACTTACAAGGTAGAAGACAGATACCAAGCCACACCTTAACTACAAACGAGTTAATCCTATCGTTCACCTATCCAACTGCTGGATATGTCGATATTGCCTTTGGTGTTGGACGTACAAATGAAATATACTGAAGCTACCTTGGTCAAAGTTAAAGACTTACATCTTGCTGCCTACATGAAATATCATGGGGCAGTATTCATAGAATATAAAAGTAACTATTTTTGGTTTGAGACAGACTTATCTGAGTCTAAGTGGAGAGTCCGGCACAGTAATAGCTGTTGCCGTGGAGTGGACAATGAACTTTTCTCACTTAAAAAATTCTTGAGGTCTTAATATGGCTAATTTTCCTATTTATCACGGTATTACTCTTGCTGCTAATGCTTACATTGAAAATTTCCATGTAGAGCAACTTGCTGCCGATCCAGTTCCAGTCGCTGCTGGCCGCGCTTGGTATAACACCACCGACAAAGTTTGGAAGCATTCTACTCTGGATGCAACC